GTCGGTGTCCACCACCGTCTTTTTGGTCCAGCGCGGCACCATCTTGACGATTTGCGGCGTGTCGTCACGCGCAATCGTCACCACCCACGGTTCTTCTTCGCCGTCGCCGTCCATGTCCAGCCACATATCAACTTCATAGAAGTCTTGCAGGGCTTGCGGGTCCATGTCGTCAAAGCGCGGTTCGTAGTCAATCCAGTGTTTCATCTGGATTGAACGGCGGATTTCGTAAGGGTACTTTTTGATATCGTGAGAAATGCGCGGAACGCGGGACAGCGATTTCGCATTCGCGTTCACAATCACGTCCGTGCACGGCAACCACGTGGTGCGGAAACGTTCGTCGTGGTCGTCAAACCAACGTTTGCGCCATGCCAGCCCGGTCACTGCCATGTGCAGCGTCAGCGGGTCGGTGTCTGTGATCCAATCCGGGTCCACGCTGCGGAGCTGCGAAGACATCCATTTTGCCAGCGCTTCGTTGCCGGGTTCGCTGGCCTTCGCCAAATCGGGCTCGGAAAGAATGCTGCCGGTAATTCGCGCGGTAAACTGGATGACCGCGGCGAGCGTCAAGCCGGTTTGCGGTTCGCTATCGGCTTCGTCGGTGCCAGCGGCTTCGGTGTCTTTCGACGCCTTCGTTGCTTCGTCCAGCTTGTCAAGATAGCCTTGGGCTTCCCCTAACCACGTGTCCATGCTTGTGCGGTCAATCTGCACCAATTCGAGCACGTGCGACGCCATGCGCTGGCGCTCGCTATCGTTCAAGTCTTCCGCTGCGTTGCCGATTGACGACGGGTCGCCTAGCGAAAATTCCAGTTCGGGGCTTTCGAATGCGTTCATAACCGGCCTTTGTTGTATACGTATACGGGTTTGTCAAGGGGTATTTTGACAGAATTGCGGCGCTTATGCTAGGGTACCGCCGCGATGCAACATCAGCCCGCATAGCGGGCGCACAACGAAAGGCGATACCGCTATGCAGGTCATTGACCGCAGCTTGCAACCGTCCCAATACTGGCCCGGGCTCCACGCTCTGTTCGGTATGGACTATGAGCGCTTGGCGCCCACCTACACCCAATTCTTTGACGAAAAGCCGTCCGAACGCGCCTTCGAAGAGTTCATGACGGAGCGCGCCGGCCTCGGTCTCGCCGTCCAGCAACCGGAGCTGGAACCCGTCCAGTTCGATTTCCCGAACGAAGGTTACCGCACGCAGGTCACCCACGCGAGCTACGGCCTCGGTGTGGCTATCTCGCGCGAAGCCAAGGATGACAACCTGTACGAAGACGTCGCTTCGCGCATGATGAAAGAGCTTGCTTTCAGCGCGCGGCAAACGGAAGAGTACATTGCTCACGCGCCGCTGCAAGTGGCCGTGGACGCGGTGAACGGCATTCGCGCGGACGGCGTGCCGCTCGGCTCCGCCAGCCACCCGACCGCTAGCGGCGTGCAATCGAACCTGCTTGTTTCGGCCAACGTGTCGGAACTGGCATTCGAAAATGCTGTGATCCAAATCGGCTACGCCCGCAACGGTCGCGGCTTCATCGTCAACGTGATGCCGAAGCGCGTCATTCTCTCGCCTGAGAGCGGCCCGGAAACCCGCCGTATCCTCGGGTCGCCGTTGCAGTGGAACGCACAGACCAACAACATCAACGTGCTGCGTGCCACCGGCGCGCTGCCGGAAGTGGTCGAAACCCCGTATCTTGTGGACAAGGATAACTATTTCATCCAGACGTCCATTCAGGACATGGACAACGGCGAAGGCTTCACGTTCTGGGAACGCTCGGGCCTCGAAACCCGCGAAGACAGCAATTGGAGCAATCAGGCGTCGCTGATTGCTATCTGGTTCCGCTGTTCGGCTTCCATCATCGATTGGCGCTCGGTGTTCGTGTCGGCCGGCGCCGACAACGCCTAAGCGCCTACGCGCTCCCCTCGGGGAGACTTGGGCAGTGGGAAAACTTGGCCCCCGGGAGCTTCGGCACCCGGGGGCCTTTTTGCTAGGTACCCGACATTGCGGGCAGGCTGGCCGGCGGCTGGCCCAAGTCTTCGTCCGGGGCGAGGCGCTGCTTGCGCGGGCGCTTCCATTCGAGCACTTGCAACAGCGCGCGGCCGGCTTCAGACGCGAGCGGGCGCGGGCCGACCGAACGGCAGGCGGCGTCAATCCGCGGCCACCCCAGCTTGTGCAGGCGGTCCGTGTGCTCGCGAAAGCTCGGGTAGTTCTTCAGCACCCAAGTAAACGCTAACACAGCGTGTTCGGTGACCGTCGCGTTAGCCGGTGCCACACCGGAAATCATTTCCAGCGCGTCACGAAGCTGCCAATGCTCCACCGGCGTAGCACGCCGCGCGTAGCTTTTGGCCCCGTGACCGTAGAGCGATTTCAACGCGGCAATGCACGTCAACTTCGGCACGGTGAAGTGCTGCCGCGCCGTGTTGCTGTCCACGATGGCGCAACCGGCTTCGTTCACAAGGCGCGCAAGGTTCACGGCGTCTTCGTGCCCTGCGGCAACTTCCGCCATGAACAGCATTCCTTGCGGCACCTTGCGCAGCCGCGTGTTGCACGAAACGAACAGTTCGATTTCGCGCTTGCGGTCCGGCACGTTGTAGACGTCGCAGGGCACCACAATGCGCCCGGCCTCGATTGCGCCTTCAAGGCGGTGGCGCCCGTCGAATACGAATAGCGCGCCGTTCTGTCGGCGAGCGACACGCAGGCGCCCGAACAGCGCCACGTCAAAGTGCTTCCCGATCTCTTTTACCAGCGCGGGATTGCGCGGGGTCATCGCTTGATATGTCATATCGACGTGCAGCATGGAAAGCGGCACGTCCAACGGCTGCGGGGTTTCGTCCGCTTGGATTGAAATCCCCTGCGTGAGTTCCCAAGGAAGCTTCACGGTTTCAGTAACGGCACCAGTAAACATTTACGCTATCTCCAATCTGTTGCCTCGACTTAACGGCGATAGCGTTAGCATCCAGATACCCCGTAGTCAAGCGGAGTTGCAAACGCGGCAAAACGGTGTTAGTTCCGTGGCACTCGAAATGGGCAGTTGGGAATAATCAGAAAATGAGAAACGGCTACTTTTGGTGCAAAGCGCCAGACGGAACAACTTTTGTGGCGCTAAGCGAGGGGGGCAATTGGTGGATACCCGGGCTCGAAAACCCGGCCGAAATTAACCCGATGGACGTGCTAGCGGCGGTGCCCCCGCCTGAGATACTACCGGCGGCCCCGGTCATTGCAGCTTCGGCTGCGCTTGTGGAGCACAAGCATTTACATTAAACTGGCGGGCATGAAACACCTTGCCCCCAAATTCGGCCGATTTGTGACTTGGGGCGCGTGCTCCCGCTGCGGGGCACGCGTCAAATACAGCACATTGGCAAAAGAGCGCCTTACCGGGCTGCTAGTCTGCACCCAAGCGAGCGGACGCCCTGTCAAGCCCTGCCTTGACCCGTTCCCGGAAGTCTACAATTTCCAGTCCAAGCCCGACCGTTCCAATGACCCGCCCAACGAACCGTTGCCGGCGCGCTGGGGCCTTGACGACATTTGGTCCAGCGGTGTGGCCCCGGTCATGGCGCCCGACGATGCCACGCGGCTGAAAGCGTTCCTTGGGATGCACTACCAGCAAGAGAACCAAGTCAGCTTTTCGAGCTACCGCGAAACCACCTTGCAGACGCAGACGCGCGAGAACGTGACCACCATCAACCCCGCCAGCTATGACGGGTTGTTCGTGCCGTCCAACTCGGTGCGAACGACCGTTCCCGAAACCACCGCGCCGAACAGCTCCGTGGGCTCCGTTCCGTGGGCACAAGCCAAGGGCATCTAATGGACACCGCCAAAGACGTCATCACCGAAGCCATGCGGCTGTACGGCATCGTGGACCAAACCGAAGACCCCGGCGACGAAGACATTGCGAACAACGTGAAGGTGCTCAACAATCTGTTGCGCAGCGAACACGTGGGCGGCGCCGCGCAATACCTTATGGGACGCGCGTACGCCACTATCCCGGCCGGCGCCGCGGGCTCCGTTTCGTCGTTCACCATTGGCACCGCGGACCAAGCCTATTTGGTCCAACAGGACGCGGTGGCGCTGCGCTCGCTTTGGGTTTGCGACACCGGCACCATCAACCGCGAGACCCGGGCGGCGCCCACCGCGGACGTGGTGCGGTCCACCGCGCTCGGCATCATCACCAAGTGGCACCAAGAGCGCCAAATCGACGGCAGCGTGTTGGTGACGGTGTGGCAGCCGCCGCGCACCGCCACAAAGGTGTTGCTCGAATACGGCCGGCGCGTGCCAGCGCTCACGAAACCGGACGGCAGCGACGTGGTGGGGATGCCGCCGGAAGGCACCCACGACGCCGCGCTATTGCTCGGGCGGCGCATCTTCAGCGCCTACGGGCGCAAGGCGGCCGACGTCGCCACGGTGCTCGCCGATAGCGAGCGCGTGCACGCGCGGTGGTCGGATTGGGCCAAGGGTCAAATGTGGCTGCGTATGGTGCGATCATGAGCGACACGACGGAACCGTTTAACATTCTCGGCAGCTTCGCCGACCCGTCGTCTTTCGACACTGGCGCCGCGAAGCTGACGAACGTGCGCGTAGTGCTGCGCCAGTCCGGCGAAGGCAAGCCGTCGAAGCTGCGGCTTGTCGGCACACCCGGACTTACGCAGGTTTCGCAGCCCACCGCGTCTTCGTGCATCGTCCTGTGCCGTGCGCTCAACACGCTATGGAGCGGGCACGCAAACGGCGACATCTATTCGGGCGTGGAGACTGCCACCCCGGTCAAACGCGGGACCGTGGCCGTTGACGCTACTATTCCCGTTATCCGCATGGCGGAGGATATCACTGCGCTAGCGATTGCGTCCAACAAAGACGCGTCGGCGCACAACGGCAAGGGTACCGCGTACACCGCGAAGCTGACAACCGGCGTTGTTAACGCGGGTTTCGCGACGTCCATCAACTTCGACCCGTCCGCGGTGTGCGAGCTGGACAACCGCACGGTTTGGGGCGGGGCTTCCGACGTGTTCGCCGTAGCGCAATCGCTGCGCATGTTTTCGTCGTCACCGCTGGCCCCGGCCACGGTGGGCGCCAACTCTTACGCGGCGAAGGAAGCCCGTTCCGACGCCCTGATTGACCTGCACCACACCAACCGCAATTTTTGGGCGTTCGGCGAGAAGTCAATCGAACAGTTTTATGACGCCGGCGGCACCGCGGATTTTCCGTTCGTGCCGTTTACGAATAGCTTGATCGAAAGCGGGCTCGCCAACCGTCGCACGCTTGCCGGCATCCATGGCAAGTTGCTGTGGGTGGGCACCGACAATCGCGTGTGGCTTGGCTATGCGCAGACAGGGCAGCCGGTATCCCCGACGTGGTTGGACCTCGAATTGCAACGCCTGTCTAACGCGGGCGCGCTGTCGCAGCTAACAGCCTACGCCTACGCGCAAGGCGGTGACGAATTCTACGTGCTCACGCGCGAAGGGGCGTGGACGCTGGAAATGGCGCTGTCAACGAAGATTTGGAATTTTGTGCAGACGTCCGGGCGCGCCGATAGCGCGCGACGCTGTGCGGTGGAGTATGCCGGCGGCTTGGTGTACGTGGGGCTCGATAGCGGCCACGTGTGCAAGCTCGATATCGGGACCGCCAGCGAACCGGCGGGCGTCTTGGCGCGCGAAGTCGTTACCCCGTGGATTGGGCAGGGCATGGCGCGGCACGTGATTGACAACATCGTCGTGACATCGTCGCTCGGCAAGTCGGCCGGCGCGTTCACGCTCGATTGGTCGGAAGACGGGTTCCAGACGTCAAAGGGA